GCGACCTGTCATCCAAGTTTAAGCCAAAGACGGTCCGGAACAATGCCCTGCTGTTTATATCCGCTCTCAAAATGTTCGCTCCGAAGTTTGACCTGATGGTTACCCTGCCTTCCAAACAGCGGCAGGAATACTACTGCCCATCCGATGCGGATATCAGGACACTACTCTCCATCGTTACCAATGACCAGCTGAAGGCCGCGATCTATCTCGCCGCTGTCGGCACTCTGCGTCGCGGTGAAATCTGTGGTCTTATGCGGTCTGATATAGATGGCAATGTCATCCATGTCCATAACTGCATGGTCCTTAATGATGACAAAGAATATGTCATGAAGCCTTACCCCAAGACCTATGAGTCATACCGATATGTTCCCATGCCTGGGAATATTATTGAGTTTCTCCTGTCTCTCCCAGAGAATGAAGACGGCAGGCTGCTCTCCGTCATCCCGTCCTACATCAGCGATGCATTCACCTGGGCAGTCAAGAAGTCCGGTCTCCCGCACTTCCGTTTTCATGACCTTCGGCACTTCTCTGCATCCTATCTCCATGCGCATGGAGTTCCGGATCTCTATATCGAAAAGAGAGGCGGATGGGCAGAAGGCAGCTATGTCATGAAACGGATCTACCAGAATGTTATTGACCTTGAAAAGGTAAAACAGGACAAGAAGATCCTGGATGCATTCGGTACTATATCCGGTACACTTGATGCACAAATTGATGCACGAACCACCAAAACACCTGCAGTATAGGCATACCCTGTGGGTTCAAGTCCCTCTGGCTGCACTTTTTGGTGGATCAGAGGAACCGCACAACATAGCCATTTTTTGGCTTAGTTGTGCGGTTTTCTCGACTTTTTTCGTCTTATCTTTTCTCCGTCCGAAATGCTATTTCGGTATCAAGGTACACATTTTCGGTACACTTGATGCACGTTTTGATGCACGAAATTCCCCTTATTTTCGTGTGGGTTTCCTGCCCAAAACGAACAGAATTGATGCATGCATCATAAAGTCCACAGCTTCTGCGCTCCGGTATCATCCGACTTCCACATGGCTCCCTCATTTGGGGAACCTTTTGTGTCATCAAAGTAGTACCAGTTCCCGTTGTCCTGCTGCCATCCTGTGAGCATATATCCCTGTTTATCGAAAAGATACTTATGCTTTCCGGTGCTGGTCTCCAGTACCTGCATTCCGGTTGCCCAGGTCCGGTCCGCAAATTCGTACCACCACCGGACACCATCGGCAGCCAGTCTCCATCCCGGAGTGACTGTTTCTGCAGGATAGTCAATGTAGCAGAATGCTCTGATGTTGGTATCGTCTGCTCTGCGTTCCTTAATAGCTACCATGCCTCCGTTCCGGTCGTCCTGCGCGGAGGATGTGTTTCCTTCCAGGCAATCAAACCAGACGGCACCGTACTTTTTGTAGATCCGGATGACTCTGCCCATATGGGAGTAATTAAAGATGACCAGTGCTCCCAGCTTCGGTACGTTTCCGGTCTTTCCCTTCCGTTCAAAAGCAGAAAGTGTACTAAAACAATTATACCCCACATAGGTCTGAGGAGTCATGCACCAGTGTTGCAGCGCTTCCGCCTTGCCAAACTCATACAGTTCCAGGGCAAACTGAAATGTCGCGCACCATGGCTGTGCCTGGCATCCCGCGAGGCCTGCCGCGTTGACATCCCGCGCAAAGCAGGTATAGTTCCTGCTTCCCCGGTTATCCCGAAGGGAATCCAGATATGCATTGGATGCTTTCTCAATATATCCTACAAAGGACTTTCCTGTTGCGATTAATCCTTCCAGGCTTCCCATAGCTCCTCCTACTTGATCTCAGATGCCGGTCCGGTCGGTTTGTCTGCTGCCGGTCCAACACCCTTGCGGAGCTTCTCCGCCTCTTCCGGGAGTGCCGGTCCGGTTGCCGGGATCACCTGGTCAAACTCCTCCTGTGTCATCAGATCCAGCTCCGGAGTCTTAAAAGTGTTGTTTACCTGGTCCTTTACCTTCTGATCAAATTCCGGTGTACGCTCCATGTTTTCTCCTTTCTGTTGACTATTCCTTGACTAAATATCGACTAATCTTTGACTAATTTGCTCCGTCAGCGAGTCCCTCTCCGACACAGTATGCCACTACGGATGCTCCGGAAAGGATGATCGCAGCTACCTGTGATGCTTCTGCTTCCGAATGCCCCATATAAATCATGAGTCCTGTGACAAATCCTGTCACAGCTACCCACAGTTTTCTGCTGCACAGTTTTCTTTTCCAGTCGATCATTCTTCTCTCGTCTCCCTTCCTTCCATTCGATCCAGTCTCTTGTGGGCCTGCTTTGCCGATGCCTCTACTCTGGTGATGCGTTCCCGCAGGTCGTTCAGATCATCGCGCATAGACCGCACATCTCCCTTGAGTTCCACGATCCCCTCTGCTATGGATTCTAACTTGATCAGCATGGTAGTGATCTGCGATGTCTGGTCCTTGGTTCCCTTGTTGGCAAACTGATACATCGAAAACAAGAGCGCGATTATAGAGACAATGATGGGCAGGTTATTCATAAGCAGGTCCTCCTTAATATCTTTCCACCTTAATCGTACAGTTTCTGTTCAGAAATATGCACCTAGAAAAGGGACCCCCGAAGGGGTCCCCGTGATGGAGGAAAACCTAGTTCATATTCTTGTCGTATGATGATTCCTTGTATCCTGCCAGCATCCACAGGGCCTTCCGTTTCTTGGTGTCTGTGGTCTGTGTCTTGATGTAGTTTACAATCTTATCCTGCTTCCCGTCTCCGGAGAACCTACTCAGGTCTGACCGGTACTTGAGGAAATCCCAGTCTCCGTATCCTGCGTCTTTCCATGCTGTGTACTTCTTGGAGTCTGTCCTCTGTGTTGACGACTTAAACCATGCAATTTTCTCCTGGTTGGTATAATCTTTGGTTCCGACTACATATGCGTAGACTTCATCTCCCTTGATGTCCTTTTCTTCCAGTTCCTTGGCAAGTGCCTGCCCACGTTCAAATTCTGTCGCGTTTCCGCCGTCTTTGACATATGCCACCATTGCCTTTGATGAGTCTTCGTCGATGCCCAGGTCTCCATACATTGCCGCCTGGAGTTTCTTATTTGTAGTCTTCTCCGCCCACTGGTCTCCTGCTGCCGTGTCTCCTTCCGCGTAAGCTGCCGCCGCCCTCTGTGCGTACTGGTCCTTGGTTACGCTGGAATCTCTCAGTCCGAGCAGGCTCTCTCCCGCTTCAAACTTTCCAAAGTCCCCGTTCTTGATGTCCTGCACATGCAGGTAAAGCGCATTGGCAAGTTTGTAAATATTGTCAGCAGGGATTCTTCCCAGTATAGCCGCACTCATTGCCAGCTCCGCACAGCTGTTGCGGAATTTCTCTGCGTCATCCGCTTTCCATCCGCTCTCGCATGCTTTGCGGAAATTCTCAGTAACCTTTGTGGAGTTCGTCATGAAGTCATTGATGGTACTGAGCCCCGGATATTCCATGTCATACCACTTTTCTTTTCCGGTGAGTGCCAGGAAGAAGGACTGTGCTTCTGATCCTCCCATTGTCATTCCGGAGAACGATGTCAGGAATTCATATATTGCTCTCATGAAAGTGCTCTCCGGTGTGACTTCTCCCTTGTCGTCCCGGTAATTCTTCATATTGTGGTAGACTGCTTTTGCAAGGACTCCCAATGCCGTCAGCATAAGCTGAGATGCAATGGTCGCACCCACCGTTCTGCCAAACTGCCCACGGACTTTCTTCAGCTGAGCATCGCTGACCTGTTTGTCCTTGTGCATCTTCTCAAACGCGGACAGCCTGCCCCAGGCATCGATAACCTCTCCTCCCATGTTAAAGGTCTGAGTCTTGAACATGCCGAAAATCTTTGTGGCTGGACTGTCGCTCCGGAGGAAAGCGTTTCTCTGCATTACATCGTAGGAAGGCTGTGTCCTCTGCAGCATGTCGTTATACAGTTCTGCTACTTTTCTGTTATACTCCGGTCCTCTCTTTTCCAGGTTCGGGAAGTGATCCTGCACATAATACTCCGTAGCAAGGAACAGTCTGTTTGTAGTCCAAACATCGACTGCCTGGATGAAGTTGGTCTTCTGTTTGAATTTCTGCAGCTTCTCAGACTTCTGTACAAAGTTCTTCGGCTTATAGACTTCTCCCATCTCCGTTCCGGACATGCCCTGCCGTCTCATGTAAGACCATGGGGTAATGCTGTCCATGTATTCCAGGTCAGCCTTCCGGAAGAAGTTGTTCGGAGCAAATGCTTTGGCAATCGACTTTGTGTCAAGTACGACTGCCGCGAAAGGTGCCGATGCTGACTGTTTAATAGATACACCGATGTTCCAGTTCAGTACGGTCCCCGCATAGGTAGACTTGAGGGAAGAGAAGAGCTTTGCTCCCGGTCCTTCTGCTCCCGGTGCTCCGGTCTGAATATCTCTGAGCACATTCCGGATATAGTCTGTTCCGGTCTTGCCCCATGTTTTGTTGATTGCTTCGCCAACACTGGTTCCGCCTGTGGTCTCCTGCCATTTGATAACCTTATTGAAATCTCTGACAGGAATTGCAAGGCCGTAATACTTCGCGGTATTTGTTGTCTGTCTCTGAAGCACCACTGCTACATCTTCCAGCAGAACAGGCTTTGCCGCTCCTTCTTTTCTTTCTTTCAGTGCTCCCCACCCTTCGATGGTGCCGTCCTGGATAAGGCCGGTGATGTCGCCCATAACGAAGTTCGGGTCCGTCCTGATCGGGAAGTAGTTGTCCACCGTCGCTTTGTAGGTACCATTCAGTACCATGGAAGTCTCGTTGATGGCATCCTTTGTGTCTACATTGAGGAATTCCTTTGCAAGATTGGCGAATGCCTTCTCGTCTGCCGTCATTCCGTCTGTAATTCTCTTGATGTCAGTAGGCTGCAGTTTCAGTCTCTCCTGATATCTGTAGGCTTCCGCGTATTTCCCCTTCCGGTAGAGGTCCGCATCCGGGACTTCGATGCCTGCTCTCGCAATGTGGTTCCGGTTCTGGTAGTTCAAGCTGTGCAGATAGAGGGAGATTCTCATGCCCTTGTTGATGTAAATCGGCTTCCCGTCTTCTCCCTTGTAACCTGTGTCGATGTCTGTCTGATACCATGTTCTGACCAGGTCCGGATGCGCATCAAGGAAAGTATTGAATTTCTTCGATGCTCTCATGGTGAATTCGTTCTGCCTGGTCTGACCATCATTCAGAGCTTTGCCCAGTTTGGTCAGGACACCGTCCCTCTGGTAACCGTCAAGTCTCGCCATCGCCCTTGTTGGGTTCAGCATGTTGAGGGCATATCTTCCAAATGTGGATCCAATGACATTTCTGTCGTTGATTCCCTTCGCCAGTTTCTGCTGTGCGATCACCCGCTTGCCAGCTGTCGCCACCTGGATCTGCAGTTCTTTGTCCAGGATTCGCTTTGTTGCCTGCTGCATATAGGTGAGTTCTACAATCCTCTCCGTAAGTTCTGCCACTTCCGGTCCGGTCATGTCGGCAATTCTCTTCTTTGAAAGTCGTTCAAATGCCCGTCTTGCCTTCTCATATCCGATCAGTCTGTAGTTCTCATCCTGTGCGGCAAGCTGGTCCGCTTCCGTCTTCAGCTGTTCCAGCTTCTGCTGAGTGTCCTTTCCGATCCCCTTCGCAAACAGGTCAAGGTCTCCTACCAGTGCTTCTTTTCTCGCTTCAAAGTCCGGTCCGCCCTTCATCCTTGCGAGTCTCTGTGCAGCCTTGAGAAGTCTTGTCCTTGCATCGGCATCAATTCTTCTCTCGCGGATCTTCTCCATCTTCTGCTCATATCTCTGCTGCATCCGCGCCAGCTGATTGTTCTTGTCGTTCCGGAGAGCTTCCAGTCTTGCCTTAATCTTTTCGGAGTCTTTCCCCTCTGCGTTCCGGAGTCTTTCCCGCAGGTCCCTGATAGTCCTGTTTTTCTCGGCAAAGGCTTCCTTCATTTCTGCCTTATGCTGTTTAATAAGGTCATTGCGGACGGACTCCAGGACTCCACCGAATGCCGGTGTGCCTGCTGCCGTGTAGTAGTCGTTCAGAATATCCTGTCCGATCATATAAGACATTTCGTCCAGGTTGTCCTGACTGGTTCCCCACGCTTCAGTATATGTTACCTTCTTTCCGGAGACTTCCTGTGCCACTTCCATGATCCGGAGCATCTGCTCGGACTCGTTCTGGATATCGTCCGGGAACAGCTCCGGATACTTCTCGTTCAGCTCCTGATATACAGAGTCAACGCGGACGAAGTCCCCTGCGTCGTCTCCGACGATGGTCAGATTTCCAAAAGCTCTTCTCCGGAATGCTTCGTAACTGTCGTATGCGGCAGCCATGTCTGCTCTGACTTTCTCTCCGGGCAGGATTCTGTATGTCTTCAGCTCCCGCTTAAGGTTCGGATACTGCTTCCGCATGGTGTCATCTTCCACGACGATTCCCTGCATTACTTCCCGTCCAATATTGGATGCGACAACAGCAATGTCATTGGCATCCTTCTGGATGGCGGCATTCATCTTTTCACAAAGTGACCGGATAGCTTCTGTCAGGTCCCCTTTCGCCGTCTTGGAACCGTAGCTCCTTCTCAGCTTCTTGGCCTGCTCCTCTGCAAACTTATCGACATCGACTTTCTTTCCTTCGCCGATTGCCTGGTGGAGTGCCGCGTTCATGGCCTTGATGGTGTCGTTGGTCTTGGACATCTCCTCAAAGTATTCCTGCTGCTGATAGGTAACCTTTGTCGGATCATCCTCGTCCAGGAAGAACACCGAGTCTCTTCCTGCAGCATCGTTCTTCTCGGAGACTACATCCTGCCACAGGCTGAAAGCATCGTCCTCACGGGAGGAATACCGTATATCTGCATTCTCTGTCGGGTTTTGATTTGTAGTGAGCTTTACCTGATTTGGATTCTTCGCCACAACTACCGTTCCAAGATCCTGATGTCTCCCTACTCTTGCGTTCTTTACAATAACACCATCGTATCTGTCATCATGAATCTTTTCAGCTACAGTCAGTCTGAAACCTTCGTTTCCCTTTCCTCTCGCATCCATGACATATGGATGAGTCACGTTAGCATAGAGTTTGTAAGTGCGGTTATTCGGTGTGTTAGTGATGGTTCCCTTTGTCCCTTCCGGAATGCGGACCTTCACCTTCCTGTCTCTTACTTCCTGCAAAGTCCCAGGATCCTCTTCGTCCCAGGCCCGAACAGCTTCTGCGAGGCTGTCAGCGAGTACATCTCTGTACTGCTCTTCGCTTTCATATTCAGCCTCGTCATAGACTTCCGCATTGCTGTCAAGAGAAAGCCATGCTGTCGCAAAGTCATCAGCGGAGTATTTTCCCGGATTATCCATCATTTCTCCGATGGTTGTGTCCTGAGAATGCTTCATCTCATATCTTCTGTATGCACGTTTCAGTTCTCTGCTGCGTTCTGCAATATTGTCCAGTTCGTCCTGCAGGTCGTAATAGTCTTCCCGATCCCAGTCGTCATCCAGTTCACGCTGTCTTTCAGCAATTTCGTGGACATCCATATAGGACTCCGCATTTGGATTCTCCTGCAGGAACCTCCGTCTGTCTTCCTCTGATTCAAAGCGGAAATGCTTTCCGATTCTGTAAGACTCTCCCCTGGTGTTTTCTCTCTGTGTTGTCTCGTCCGGGTCAAACAGCTTCCCTTCCCAGTTTCCTGCGTAAGAGTCCGCGTCCCTTCTGCTGGTTGTCAACCATATTCCATCTCTTCCTTCGCGGAATTCTGTAAAGCCTGCAGTCGGTGTGCCGTGATAAAGTGCCAACAGATTTCCGTTCTCGTCTCTTGCCTGTGATTCTTTGTAAAAATCCTTCTGCCGTTCTGTGAGGTTGAATCCTTCAGAGTCACGGGATGAATACTGCTTTTTGTTTCTGCTTCTGTACGTTGGAGACCCTTCGTAGTCTATTTTTACTCCTTCCGCTTCAAGTGCTTCTCTTAGCTGCGGAGTTACAACATTGAAAGGAACCGATATCCCCGAATCACCCAGTGTTTCCTTCCACATTTTTGCCACTTCTGATTCATTCAGAATGCGGACCGGTTTTAAATAACGTGAAAGATATACCATCCTTCTGTTGTTTTTCAGTTTCCCTGCAACTGTACCAGCTTTCCAGTCAAGTACTCCGGTTGCGTCCTTTGCATATTCTGCTCTGTACGGATTGTCTATCTCGCTTTTTGGTATTACGCACTCGACAGTAACAATATTCGTCCTGTTGTATGCTTCTTCAAACTGGTCATTTAATACAAGATTTGAAGAGTGCTCATACGGGTTGTATGCCGCATCGATGCTCTTCCCGTTTCCCTTGTTGAGCGTGTAGTATCCTTTCCCGTTTTTTATCTTAATGTTCGTGGGATCTTCTACTGCCCTCTGCCATACTCCGAGTTCTGACGCATTTGTCAGATGGTATTTACCATCTTTTCCCTTCGTCTTCGCCGCCATGGGTGGGTAAAGTTTCCCGTCGATCAATTGCATTGCTTTGTATGTGGTGATATAGTCCCCGTTCTCTATCTCTTTTTCAAGTTGAGTAACAAGGTTCGGGTCTGAAATTCTCTCGCTATATTGGACTTTCCCTCTGTTTACGATCTCGATGGTGTTCGCGTCTACCTCATGTTCAGAACCTTTGTGTTCTGCAGAATCACGGGATGAATACTGCTCTCTATTGATTTCTTCTTCATCAATTGCTTCCAGGTCGTTCTGCTCGTTATCGATTGCTCGGAGAGTATCCCTTGTGGCCTGCGCGATTTTATCTACATCTTTGTAGTTATTTGAATTGACGGCCTGCGGGATGCTCGACACCTTCACGTTTGTGACATCAATGGCCTTGGGTTCATGATATGTCCCGTCATTGTTGTACATTCTCCGGTCGATGAGCAGTTTCCAGTATCCTTCATCGTTTGCAAACTGAGAGAATCTCGGCTGATATCCAAGTGATGCACAGTATTCCTGGAACCTTCTTCCGTTCTCGTCTGCATCTTCGATGGTGAGACTTGTATCCCAGTATTCATACGGGAACAGGCTGGATGTCTGCTTTTTGTTCAGCTTTACTCCATACTCTTTTGCCGTCTTATCTAAGTAGAATCTCCGGTACAAATCATTCAACCACGGATTTCTGTCAAGCATCTCCTGCTGCTCGTCTGAAATGGTCTTGATATTCCGCATGAGGATATCCTCACGCAGTTTTCTCATCTTTACCATTTCTTCGCTGTTGTCGATGATCTTGTCGTTCTGGGAGTCTTCGTAGCTTTTCGCGTCACTGAGGTTCTCGTTTACCGCAGTCATCAACGCGGACAGTGTTTCTTTGGAGCTTCCTGACGGATGCCACGGAATCACGAAAGATATTCTCTTGTCCTTAAGGGCCAGTCGGATGTGCTTATCGTTGATACCGACCAGGATCATCTGCACATTGTCGTATTTTCTCGTCTTCTTCAGAGCTTCGTTGAAATTAATTCCGGTCACATCTGAGAATACCAGTTTGTTTCCGACATATCCGTTATCCTTCGGCATGATGGAAAGGTTTACCTCGGCTCCAGCTGTCGCGAACATATCCACAGCTTCAATCACCTTTGTGTATAATTGTACCTGTGATCCTGCTGCCTGACACTCCAGGAATGTCATCAGATAGTCGATGCCCCATTCTGCTCTGAAGTCGGATGTAGGCTGGAATCTCTGTCCTCCGATAAGGTTCTGCGCTTTCGCTCTGGTATTCGCCCTCTTTACCGCTGTCTTTGCAGCCTTAATATCCTTATTAAAGAATACGTTCTTTGCCTTCTCCCATTTTGTCTTGTTGCCCTTGATGAAATCGCCGATAGTCGCACCCGAATAAGGCATGATGGCCTTGCCCATGCCTGCTCCTCTTGTGACTCTGTATTTCCATGACTTCGCATACTTTGACGCAAAGTCTCCCGTTCTTGTAAGATCAAGAAGGATTTCGTTCGGTACGGATTTGTAGCTCGGATCCAGTTTGTATCCACCCTTCTTGTCAGATACGCAACGGACCTGCGTTACCCAGTTGAAGCTCTCAACATCTCTGAGTTCCTTCTCCAGCTGATCGCACTTTTTCTCGATCTTTCTCTGTTCCTCCAGGTCCCCCTTCTGCATTGCCGCCTGCAGGTCCCTGTCAAGTTTTGCCGCCTGATTCTGTAGAGCAGTCTTCCTGGAATTGACTCCCTTCGCATCGCCGTATCTGTCCAGCATCGTATTGATATACTTCTTTACCTCTTTCTCCGATGCATTTTCAAATCTTACCTGGCACTGCCGCATTGTTTCAAGGAGTGACGGTACACCCATCCATCTTGAGAATACATAGCATACCGGGCAGGGTACAGACAGACCATTATGTGCTGTTGCGTTATATGCATCGATAACTTCTTTTCTGGTTAGTCCTCTTCCTTTCTCTACCATCGTTTTTGACAGTACATCGATGAGGCCCTGTGTCTTTGCGCAGATCGTACCATAGTCCACGGTTGTCGCGTACTGAGCATCGGAGTTGGACTTCACAGAGCTGAACATCATTGAGCCTGCAATTTCCCAAACCATCGGAGTGGACGCGCTGTCGTATTCCAGTGTCAGGTTCATCAGGTCTGCAAACATCTTCAACTGTTTGTCTGCTGTCGCCTCATCAATTGTTTTATTCTGACGGGCTGCTTCAATCAGATATCCCATCGGAGTCTGCCGCATGTGCTCCTCTGTTACCTCTTTTACGGCCTTCCCCGTCTTCGGGTCAATAATCTCAAAGGGGAATCCTTCTGCGTTTAACCGCAGATCAAAATCAAGAGCCTGCGCGAATTGCCGTATAGAGAATGCCTCTCTTGCGGTTTCGCCATCCTGTCCATTGGTTTCGACAACTTCTGCCGCAGGCACTACCTTCTCTGCAGTCTCTGCCTGCTCTGTTTCCATGCTGATATTTTCTGCTCTTACTGCATCCTGCCTTGCAAGGTTTTCTGTTGCAAAGCCAAGGGCCTCCTGCCACATTCCACGGATGCGTTCAAACTCTTCCATGTTCTGGCGGATAGCCTTCGCTTCTGCTGACCTCGACTCATAGTTTCCGAGCATCTGTGCGAAGAAATCATGCAGGTTATCGAATATCTTCTTAACATGGTTCCAGATGTATCTCTTCGTTTTACTGTTCAGACTTTCAAAAGCGTTGACAGCGTCTGTATTTCCGGAAAGCATGTCCTCGCATGCTCTTGCCACGATTTCTCTAAGCGCATCATCGTTACTGTACTTCTGATGCTCATGAGTTTCCATCCATACACGCTGTTCCCGGATCATCTGGTTCAGCGTCAATCCCTTTGTATAGTTTTTGTTCTTCACAAGGGAATTGACCACTGCGTCAGACAGAGCTTTGTAATGCTCCGGTGCAAACTGTTCCAGGTAGTGTGTCATCTCATGGGAGACAATCGGGAAAATAGTCTTAATATCGCTGATATCTCCGGTCCAGTCTGATGCCCGGAACATACCTGCATTGATATCCAGGGTGATTGTCGGTCTTCCCGTCGCCTTATCTACATAGAATGATCCGTTCTTTGCTTCCCGGTTTTCCTTGTTCGGGTCAAAATAGGAATCCCTTTCATAGAATTTTCCATCCTCTCCTGCTACCGATTCAAAGAAATGCACATCTATGCCAAATACCTTGGAAACCATTGCTCCGACATAGTTGACACGCAGTTTCTGCGCGCTTGTCCAGTACTGATATCTGCTCTTGTCATATGTAACAGTACCTTCCGGTGTGCCTGCAATCTTGACATTCTTTGCAGATTCCTCGATCTTCCTGACCTGCTGCCCCGGATAGTTCGTCTGCG